CCAGATGAAAATGACCCTGATATATTCAGAGAGCATTATTTTGAGGACGGCATAGACTCTAGTAATGGTAATATAATTATGTTTGATCCGAATAAAATGCACTAGGTGTATACCCCATTCCTCAAACCTATACTCTTTATTATACCACACTTTTGCGGTATTGTAAACCCCTAAAATGAACAAAATGAAAAACTTTTTTGTTTACAAAATCCAGATCCTATGATATAATAGGAAATATATTCAGGAGATATATTATGAAGCCAAAGGAAAAACCACATTATGTTAACAACAGAGATTTTAGTAATGCGGTAACAGACTATGTAAAAGTTGTACAAGATGCCGTGAAGCAGGAAAAAACTATTCCTAAAGTCACAGACTATATCGCATTATCTTTTCTTAGAATTGCAGAAGGTTTATCACATAAGGGTAACTTTGTGCGGTACACTTATAGAGAAGAAATGGTTATGGATGGCGTAGAGCATTGCCTTAAAGCAATCAAGAACTATAACATTGAAGCAGCGACACGTACTGGTAAACCGAATGCCTTTGGTTATTTTACACAGATTTGTTGGTATGCTTTCCTACAACGTATTGCAAAAGAAAAGAAGCAGCAAGATATTAAAATGAAATATATTGCTCAAAGTCCTGCACACGAATTTGCTGATGGTGATACAGATAAAGTATCTCACGTGGTAGACCAATTAAAAAGCCGTATTGAGTCTGTAAAAGAAAAGGACCAATTCTTTGCAGAAGTTGTAAAGAAAAAGAAACGACAAAAGAAAATTGATCCTGATGAAGGTCTTGGACGGTTTATGAAATGAAATGTGCTATTATCAACGATACACACGCTGGTATCCGCAATGCTTCTGATATTTTTACAGATAATGCAAACCAATTTTATAACGATGTATTTTTCCCGTATCTATTAGAAAATAATATTAAAAGGATTATTCACCTAGGAGATGTTTTTGATAACCGTAAGTTTGTAAATTTTAAAGCACTACATTCTTATCGGAAAAATTTCCTAACTAAGTTGCGTGAATATGGTATCCACATGAATGTTATCTGCGGTAACCACGATACATTCTTTAAAAACACAAACGATTTAAATTCATTAAAAGAGTTGCTCGGTCATTATATGAATGAAATTACGATTCATATGGAGCCAGAGGTAATTAATCTAGATGGATTTAAACTTGCAATGCTCCCTTGGATTACTCAAGAGAACCACAACCACAGCATGGAGTTTGTTAAAAACTGTAAAGCGGATTGGTTGGGTGGACATCTTGAACTAGATGGGTTTGAAGTAATGCGTGGTATTACTTATACAGGAACTCATGGTATGAGTCATAAAATATTTAATAGGTTTGAGAAGGTCCTTACTGGACACTTCCACGTCAGTTCTGAAAAAGACAACATCAAATACCTTGGTTCTCAGATGGAGTTTTTCTGGTCAGATGCTGGAGATCCTAAAGGCTTTCATATACTAGATACCGACACACGTGAGCTAGAAAAGATCTACAACCCACATACTCTATTCCACAAAATTGTGTATGATGATAGCAAGACGGATTACTCTGCTTTTGTTCCAGATGTCACAGATAAATTTGTGAAAATTGTTGTAATTAATAAACAAGACCTCTTTACATTTGATCGTTTTGTTGATAAAATACAAGTACAGCGTATTCATGACTTGAAAATTGCAGAGAACTTTGATGAATTTTTAGGTGATAATGTGCGAACCGAGGAAGTCCAGATGGAAGATACTGGTCTCCTACTTGATAATTATATTGATACAGTCAATACAGACCTTGATAAAGACAGACTTAAATCAGAAATGAGAGCTGTTCTTATACAGGCACAAACGATGGAAGTAGCTTGATAAAATTTAAAAGTGTTAGGTGGAGAAACTTTATGTCCACCGGTAATGCATGGACAGAAGTTGATCTGATTAAGTATAAATCAACACTTGTGGTTGGTGCTAATGGGTCGGGTAAATCAACTCTGCTAGATGCTATGTCATATGCCTTATTTGGCAGACCTCACCGAAATATTAATAAACCACAACTCGTAAATACAATTAATAATAAAGATTGTATTGTAGAAATTAAGTTTCAGGTTGGATCCGTGGACTATAAAGTTGTCCGTGGAATTAAACCTAATATCTTTGAAATATGGAAAAATGGTGCGATGATTAACCAGTCATCACATGCTAAAGAATACCAGAAGATCCTCGAACAGAATATCATTAAATTGAATCACAAAAGTTTCCACCAAGTGGTTGTGTTGGGTTCTTCCTCTTTTATTCCTTTTATGCAACTAGCAACAAACCACCGTAGGGAAGTTGTCGAGGATCTTCTGGATATTAATGTGTTTTCTGAAATGAATAAAATCATTAGAGAAAAGAGTTCTCGTATGAAAGAAGAACTCAAAGACATTGCTTATCAACTTGATCTAACTAAAAACAAGATAGACTCACAGAAAAAATATATCCGAGATATTACACAAATGAATGATGAAGAAATTGCACTCAAGAAAACACAAATAATTAAAACAGAAGCAGAGGTATTATCTTTACAAGAAGCTAACACTACTGCGTCAGATTTCATTGAAAAAGAAAGCGGTAGAACAGAAGAAGTATATCAGAAAGCTAAAGAAAAACTTCAATCTCTTTCCCAGTATAAAACCGAATTTAATACTTCTATTAAATCTGTTGTAAAAGATGCTAAGTTTTACGAAGAAAATACAGAGTGTCCAACGTGTGCACAAAAGATTGCAGAGAGTGTCCGAGAAGAAAAACTTGCAGGTGCTAAGACAAAAGCAAAGAACCTACAGTCTGGTATTAAAAAAGTTGATCTTGAGATAGCAACGGTACAAGAAATTATAGAAACACAAAGCGGTCTCTTAGATGTTATCAGAGAAAAACAGTCTCTCATTAACAATAATAATCAGAATATTAAGCGTCTATATACTAACATACAAGGTATGAATGATGACATTTCCAGGCTTACTGCTCGTGAAGGTGATCTAGGTAATGCCAATACCGAATTGAATGATATGCATGAGACACGAAACGGTCTTACAGAAGAGAAAATTTCACTTAATGAAGAACTAAGTTACAACACTGCAATGAGTGAAATGCTAAAAGATACTGGAATTAAAACAAAAATTATGAAGCAGTATATTCCAGTGATAAATAAACTGGTAAATGAATACCTACAGATCCTAGACTTCTTTGTACACTTTACACTAGATGAAGGATTTATAGAAACAATCCGTTCCAGACATCGTGATAAGTTTTCATACGACTCATTCTCGGAAGGTGAGAAACAGCGTATTGACCTATCACTTCTATTTACCTGGAGACAGATTGCCAAGATGAAAAATTCGGTAGCGACAAACCTGTTGGTGCTGGATGAAACCTTTGATAGTTCACTTGACCATGATGGTGTTGAGAACTTGATGAAGATCCTATATGCCCTAGATGATGACTCGAATGTGTTCGTGATATCACATAAGGGTGAAATACTAGAGAATAAGTTTGACAATAAACTAGAATTTTATAAGAAAAAAGATTTTTCTAAATGCAAAGATTTTAGTTTACAAGCTGCTTAAAATGTATTATAATAAACCTACTAATCAATTAATTATGGAGAATATTAATGTCTAATAATAAAAATGTTGCCAAACTTGAGCATGATCTTTCTGCTATGCAGGATCTAGCAAATAAAGTTGGTCGCAGTACCGTTGCTGTTATTGATACTATTGTACAGCGTGGTGGATTCCGTGGAGAAGAACTGAGCACAATCGGTCAGCTACGTGATCAGGCAGTACAGATTATTGCACTATGTGAAGCAGCACAGCAAGAGGAAGATGAAGAGTAAATCTTAAACAATTTTTTATATAATGGAAATGTGAATGTCTGAATTCCTATGGGTTGAAAAATACCGACCAAAAACAGTATCTGATGCTGTACTACCAAAATCAGTAGAAAAATCTCTTATAGCCATGATTAAGTCCGGTGACTTGCAGAATATGCTTTTCACTGGTACTGCTGGTGTGGGTAAGACAACTGCTGCTCGAGCCTTGTGTAATGAACTAGGTCTAGATTATATTATCATTAACGGATCCGAAGAAGGTAACATTGATACCCTACGTGGTAAAATCAAACAGTTTGCTTCAACGGTAAGTCTAAATGGTGGATATAAAGTAGTTATTCTTGATGAGGCTGATTACCTAAACCCACAATCAACACAACCTGCTTTGCGTGGATTTATCGAGCAGTTTTCTGATAATTGTCGGTTTATCCTTACTTGTAACTTTAAAAACCGTATCATTGAACCACTCCATTCTCGGTGTGCTGTATATGATTTCAATACAGATAAGAAAGAAATGGCTGTACTTTGCGGTGATTTCATGGAACGTATTGAAGGTATTTTATTGCATGAAGGTATCAAAGATTATGTAAAATCTGATCTTGCAAATCTGATTATGAAATATCTGCCAGATTGGCGTAGGGTTCTAAATGAGTTGCAACGTAGTTGTATTGGTGGTGAGTTGGTTTTGTTATCACAGACCACAGGCACAGATGAACAGTTTAAACAACTTTTTACCTCATTGAAAAACAAAGATTTTAAAACTATGAGGTCATGGGTTGTAAATCATCTTGACCTAGATACAACTGCTATTATTCGTGGTGTATATGATCAGATGATGGACTATGTGCAACCACAAACCGTACCGCAATTGGTTCTTATTCTTGCCGATTACCAATATAAGGCAGCATTTGTCGCTGACCATGAACTTAATCTAGTTGCCTGTATGACCGAAGTCATGGGTGACGTACAATTTAAATAAGGAACCTAATGCCAGATAACTCCGTAATATTTGATTTTGAAACTTTATCAACTAATAGAGTAAACTGCCCAGTGTTAAATATGGCAATGCTATCATTTGATTCAGAAAGGTTTCTAGGTGGTCCTTATACATATAAATCTCTTATTGAAAAATGTAAATTCATTAAGTTTAATGTAGAAGATCAGGTTAAGAACTGGGGTAGAAAGATTGATCAAGAGACATTAAAATGGTGGGGAACACAAGGTGCTAATGCTCAAAGGCAGATGATACCTTCTCCATATGATCAAGGCATTGATAAATTATTTGATTTCTGGCAAGAAAATAAACCTGCTCAGTTGCGTAAGATATATACACGTGGCAATAATTTTGATCCTATTATTATGGATTATATTTTAGAACAAACAGGATATGATAAAAACAAAGCATATAAGTTTTATCAATTCCGAGATACTCGAAGTACCATCGATGCTTTATCATGGGGTCACAATCTAAACAATAGTTTTATCCCAGATGGATTAGAAGAACATTTTGCGGCACATGACCCGAAACATGATATTGCAATGGATGTTATGAGAATACAAACTTTAGTAAAGGCTATATCATGATACTACATTTATATACACAGGACAAATGCGGCTGGTGCAAGAAA